CATTCTTGCCACATTCTTCAAGTTTTCCCTAATCAATGCTTTGTTTGGACTTCTGTGTGTATCAAGGAACTTCCACAACTCTTGTCTTTCAGTCGGTTCATTTGCAACGTAATCAGCCATGTACTCATACTCAGCTTTTGCGACTTTCAAACACTGAATCATGTAATCTATCTTTTCTCCTATGTTCATCATTGCTTCACCATCCATCTATTCTCACATACCGCAAAGTAATCACCCACATGCTCCGAGCAGTACTTTGCAAGTATCTCTTTTATTTCATCGTTCAGGTTGATTCCATCCTGAAGTGCTTCTGAGCGAACGGTTGAGCCATCGCCGCCATCAATAATTCGGCAATATAACTTGCTTTCCACTTCAACCTCTTTCTTCTCATGCTCTTTCTTCCGCTGTTTGAGGATTTCAAGTACTTCGTCAGGATGTTCCGCCCTGAAAGTTCTGCACTCATAAGCACCTCTTTCTTTACCGATTGGACATTTTCTACAAGGCACACTACACATCTCAGCTTGAATTCTAATTGCTTCTTCTGCTGTCAGTTCGTCCTCAACTAATCCTTCAAGCATTCCGTCTGTCCACATATAGTCATCTTCTACAACTTTGTAGTAACCATCATGCACAGATGTAATCGTTACAATCTTTTTATTTGTCATTTCATCAATTGGGTATAAACCGCCATACATCACCGATATTTTTAATCTACTTCTAACCTTTACCTTGTCTCCGACTTTATATTTCATTTCGTGCCTCTCTTTCTCAGTTTTTCTGACAGATTCTTTCTCTTCTGTTTCTTCTCTTTCCATCGTCTCAGGTACTCAATCTGCGCCTGATCCTCTTTCTCTTGTCTGTTCATGGTCTTTATCCCTTGTACAGATTCGGAATCGGCATCCATGCTGTAACTCTGTACAGTGAGCATCCACCGTGTCCATTTGAATATCTGTCCCACTCAAGGTATCCATACTGTCTGTCAAGCCAGTGCTTTTCCTCATCCTCATCAAATACCTTGATATAACATCCAACGCTGTATTCTCTGTATCCGTTACCGCTCTTGGATGCGATTGTTGTAAGGACATCACTTTCATCTTCCGGGAGTCTTTCCGTTACTGGAATCCATCTACAATCCTCATCGGCATCATCAATCTTACACATCTTCTCGACATACTTTCTGACATTCTCGGTTGCCAGTAGGATTCCTTCATCCTTGCGATCAGGGTTCAGCTCATCCGCTCTTTCTCCCTTTAGTTCTTCCTCGGCTTCATTCAGCCACGAAAGAAATTCTTCTACATCAAGTGTCTTACCCATTGTTTCTCCTTCCACCGGTTGCAACGTACTCTCCGTAGCTCATACCATGCTGCTTTGTTTCAGCTGCGACTCTTACTAATTCGCTTCGATACTTCGGTTCTTTTGCGCCTTTTACTTTCTTCGGTTTGGCTTGCTTTCGTTTCATTGCCAGTTCCTTTTTCTGTTCAGGACTCAAGGCTCTGTATCTTGCCTTTCCTCTCTCGCAGCACTGTCTCCGGCTTCTTTCTTCTCCGCAAGCCTTGCTACAACACTTCTTCCGGTTGCCGACTATCTCAAATTCTTTTCCGCAGACTGAACATACCGCCCAGCCACTTTTTATCTCTGCCATTCTTAATCACCTTCCAAGTAGCTTGCTCTCCAAATCATCCATGTCATACTGTCTTCGCTCAAAGTTGTTATTGTTCTTCATCTGCTTCTTGAACTTCTCATCGTACTTTCCCTCAAGGATCTTAGCAAAGTTGTCCGGATTGATGAACCAATCGAAGTTCAGTGAGAACCTTGTATCTGTCTTTCCCTGAAGGAATTCACTCTGTTTGACCTTATCAACAGCTTGTATCACTTTCTCTTCTCCGAATTGCTCAAGTAAGGCAATCAGTGAAGTGCATCTCTTAGAACCCTGGTTGATGCGGTAAATCATTTTGATTCCGTAAGGCTCTAGCTGATTCCATGCATCGATGATGGATTGAATGCTATGCTGCTTTATAGATACGTTAGTATCTATATATTCTTTCTTTCTTCCTTTCTTCCCTTCTTCTATTGTTGTCACTTGCTTGTCACTTGCTTGTCGGTTGCTTGTCAGTTGCTTGTCACTTTGCGTGTCACTCGATTGATACGAACAGTAATTATTTACCGTAAATACGCTGAATTTGTTATATTTTTTGCTTGTCACTTCGCCTGTCGATTCTAGGTGTTTTATTGCTGTTCTTATCTCTCTAACTGAAAGGTTGGTTTCTTCAGATAATTTGGCTAAAGAAGATACGAATGACCCCCTTTTTATCTCAATTCCTAAGAAAAATCCGTCCTTCCAGTTCGCTTTTAAAAGCATGTGTATGAACAATCTGGAAGTGTTTTTGTCTTTGTACCACCCCCACTCGAGAAGTGACC